TAACAAACAAAATGAAAGAAACATTACAATTTGGTGCAAATGCACCCATCAATATTAAAGAAAAAAGAAAGACTTTCACTCAACCGAAGAGTGCAAAGCCTCGCGCCAACGTAGTGGCAGATGGAGTCGAAACTAACGGTTTCACACGCTACGACTCAAGCGTTACTTTTGAGAACATTCGCCCGAACGTGAATGTCACCCGTGTCAAGGATGATGATGCCACTGACTATGGCGTCGTCAAGGGTGCCATTCTGGGAGGAGTTCCCATCACAGTTACGAAAAATGACGCGGGCGCGACTGCCCATGCAATGAAGAAGCGGTGTGACTTCAAGCCCCCTGTTCCGGATATGGACCATTTCAAGAAGGGGCATGCTGAGGTCATGTCACGATTCGATCCCTTCCCGACTATCCAACCTGATCGGGAATCGATCCAGGAGTATGTCAGTGGATATACTCCGCAGAAGGCGGCGCGTCTGCTTGCTGTTCTTGAGGAACAGCAGATCAACTATGATGGAGACAGGAAGCATGTGTTCGCAAAACAGGAAGTCCTTCTCAAGGAACATGGGAGCCAGCCGCGGGTTGTATATCAGGGTACCGATATGTACAACCTAGTTGCGGGCTGCGTCGTGCAAGAGCTGGCACGTCGCATGAAATCAGTGTTTTCCCTTTCGAATCCCAAGAATGTGGGCAACCGCGTGATCTTTGCGGCTGGCCTCCACAATGAGGAGATTGGGGACATACTGGAGTCTTCTCCTGGGGCCATGGTTGAGAACGACATGAAGAATAATGATGGGTCTCAGAGTGTGGAATTTCGCAAATGGGAGGCGATGTTCTACGCGAAGTTGGGCGCACCTATGTGGTTTGTGAGGGAATTCGCACGTAACACAAGCGTGCGTGTGTGGACGCGATATGGGATCGCCGCACACGTGGAAGGTCAGATGTGGTCTGGTGTGCAGAACACCACCACTGGCAACAGTTACGTGGGTATGTGCCTGATCCTGGCTGCTCTGATGGAGGCCGGTATCAAAGAGTCCACAAACATTCATGGGGGCGACGACTACCTTGGTGTCATGCCTGAGGAGAGTAAGGA